GTCGTTGTTGGCATCATACTCGTCGTTGTCGCGGGAATTCTTGTAGTAGTCGTTGTTGGCATCATAGTAGTCGTTGTTGGCATCATAGTAGTCGTTGTTGGCATCATACTCGTCGTTGTCGCGGGAATTCTTGTAGTAGTCGTTGTTGGCATCATTGTCGTAGTCGTTGTTGGCATCATTGTCGTAGTCGTTGTTGGCATCATAGTAGTCGTTGTTGGCAATATCAAACTTTGTTGGGAGTATGCGGCGTTTATCGGTGTTGTAGTTGGAGCCAAGGTGGTAGTCGTTACAGGTCGGGTCGTTGTCGTAGTTGGAGCCATGGTGGTAGTCGTTACAGGTCGGGTGGTAGTCGTAGTTGGAGCCATGGTGGTAGTCGTAGTTGGAGCCATGGTGGTAGTCGTTACAGGTCGGGTTGTGGTCGTAGTTGGAGCCATGGTTGTGGTCGTAGTTGGAGCCATGGTGGTAGTCGTTACAGGTCGGGTTGTGGTCGTAGTTGGAGCCATGGTTGTGGTCGTTACAGGTCGGGTGGTAGTCGTAGTTGGAGCGATGGTGGTAGTCGTAGTTGGAGCGATGGTGGTAGTCGTAGTTGGAGCCATGGTCGTGGTAGTTATTGGTGCAATCGTTGTTGTTTGATTCCATTTATTGATGGTTCCATTTTGTATATAATAAATATCGGTGGCATTTACACATAAAAAGGTAACCCCTGATATTCCTGTATCAATCCAAGTAAATTTACTCGAAAAAATATTTCCATTCGTTATACAATAATATAATTTTCCACCAGTTATTCCTGTCAAGAAATTTTTATCATAACTAATTTGTGTCATTGTCAATGGATTTGTAAAATCCACAAGAGACCATAACATTTTAAATGATGTACTTCCAATATTTGACGTAATACCCGAATAAATAGAATTTGTTTGTCCACCGTTATTTCCATCTGAAATCACGTAGGCCTGTAAATCATTTTTACTAACCGTAAAACTTTTACCACTAATCGTGTTAATATTATTATTATTATTGGTTCCCCCATTCAACGATAATTGTTTCCAATTAACAAACTTATTATTAGGGTTTGGAATCCAAAAATAATATGTATTATCTTTCATATTTCTCGCAAAAACGGTCTGATTAATTCCATTGGAACGGCAAGTGACTTCATTAAAACTTAAAGTGATAACGTTAGTACTTGGAGTGTTTATACTAGTATTTGGTAAGGATGTAAAACTATTTTCTATAGTATTTGTATTGAAATTTTTATTAATCAATATTTGATTATCATTACCAATTATGTAACTAGGAGATGCAATTAATTGTAAACTAGAATTGCTCCATTTTGCCGTACTTACATGTCCTGGGTTACACCAATTCGACGTACTACATGTGTCTGTTGTAAAATTACTGATATTAGCAGTATGAGGTTCATTCATCAATTCATATACTTGTGAATTATTGTCGATAGCAATACTAATTGTTCCATTATAACTCACCTGTGTGAAATAAGGATTCGATAAACCTTCTTTCATAGAATCACCACCACCCAACAACCAATCAAAAAAAGTATCCATTACTACTTACTCATATAATAATAATTCATTCATATCGTCGGAAAGTACATCCAATCTAAATGTTGGCACATTTTCTTCCAAATCATATCCTGCTCTTTCTGTTTCGTTAAATCTTTCAGCATCGGGATATAAGGCAAATACTGTTTTTGGTCCAGAAGGACGCACAATTGATAGAGTGTGTAGGTGTAGTTGAAAAAGTTGGTACGGCTCTGGGGACAATACAGGGCCCATGGTTCCTGCAATTCGATAAAGAGGACACACAACGTATTGATGAGTTCCTCGCTCATGGTCGGCGGCTTGATGCCCAACAGGGAGTTGATGTACTGGATATGCTCAAAATATTTGTTGAGGCGGATACGTTTCAGGATTTCGCGCATGGTAATGTTGTCAATTTCCTGAATGTCTTGAATGCGTTCCTTCTTGATGCGGTTCTTGATTGCCTCGATAACGGCGGGGTCAATGTAGGTGGTCTCTTTGGCCTGGAACTGAGACAAAATCTCCTTAAAATGGTTGAGCCGGATGTACGCCGTATACGATACCTCATTCGGCATTTCCTTGTTACTGGGCTTGGATGAGTCGATAATGTACTCGAGAATTTGAGAACAGTGATTGCACATGACGACGCCGTCTTCTTCATACACAATCAATTCGCCCTGTTTGCATTGCGTGCATGTATCGGTAGATATAACGAAATCGTTAAAGTTGTATATTTCATTGTCGACCTTGCGCCAAAACTCTTGGTAAATACTGCGCGATTTCGTGTATTTCGGGTTGTTGTCCACGTCGTCTTCCTCGTCTGTCGCCGTCTTGATACGGAAAAAATTGCGGACCTTGGCCGTGTTCTGGTTGTTGTCGCCGGACGATATTTTCTTGCGTTCCTCGAAATAATCGAAAATGTGCGAGCAATTGTCCAACAGGTAGCGTTGCTTCGCGCCCTTGAGTGTTTTGATTTGTTGGCGCACTTGTTCCAGCTCGTCCAGGGCCTCCATTTTCTTGTCGATGCACGCAGTTTTATTTTTGAATAATTTGATGGTTTGTTTCAATTCGGATTTACGCTGCATGAGCGCAGGCATCACAACGGCGTCGTTGTGGGAAAACTGGTTCATCATATCGGCGTGTTTCTCGTCGATGGTGACATGGGACACTGGCGGGTACATCTTTTTATTGTTCATTACTCATTCACTATATGTTATTTACGATTTTTTTTTGTTAAAGGAAACCGCATGTTTCGATTGAAACGCGTTTTGAAACAGACGTTTATTTCGTTGCCAACAACCCTACAGAATTGGTCCTGTAATGTATGGAGGCAATGACGGATAAGAAAATGCAGTTCATCATGAATGCTTTGGAAGACGGCTGGACCGTGAAAAAACGCGAGGACCGCTACGTGTTTGTGAAAAAACACGAAAACCGACGCGAAGTATTTGAAGAATCGTATTTAGAGAATTTCATCTTGACGATGGCGACCCCTTCGGCTGCCCTTGCCTCCTCACAAACCGGGGGTTGTATATGATGGCACTCAACAGGCGGCGTTGCCGGGTGGCATTGCGCATTGTCGTGCAACGCGAAAAGAATCGAGTTCGACGCCCCGTTTTGTTTCCACGTTTTTTCACGGAAAAACAGGGGCGTCCTCGGATTTTGCGAATGAAAATAGGCGTCTTTTGTTTCTTGATAGACACGCTACAACTCATAACATACAATTCGATTTTTTTAATAGCAACAAATGGTGTTGAAACATTTTTGTTGAATTTGAAAAAATTGCTTTTGTTAAACGGAATAAATTTCCAAAGCATAGATGCAGTTTCTTTTTTAAATAATAAGAAGTAAAAGGGACTATGGTTAATGACGTAATAACGAACGTTTATTATTTAGGAAAAAGGCGCAGTCGCCAAAATTTTTTTCTTTAGCCATCTTATAATTAAAAATGGGTGGAGCTCTCATGCAATTAGTCGCCTACGGCGCACAGGACGTCTTCCTTACCGGAACCCCCGAGATTACCTACTGGAAGGTCTCGTACCGCAGATACACCAACTTTGCGATCGAGTCCATCGAGCAGACCTTCAACGGCCAGGCCGATTTCGGTCGCCGTGTAACCTGCACCATCAGCCGCAACGGTGATTTGGCTTACAAGACCTACTTGCAACTGACCCTACCAGAAATCAACCAGAGCATGAAGGGTAACCAAGCTGGCGATGGTGTCTACGCCCGTTGGTTAGACTTCATCGGCGAGCAAATTTTGGCCCAAGTCGAGATTGAAATCGGTGGTCAACGCATCGACCGTCAATATGGTGACTGGATTCACATCTGGAACCAGCTTACCCAAACCTCGGAGCAACTTCGTGGTTACTGGAAGCTCATCGGCAACACCACTGCCTTGACCTACATCACTGACCCCACCTTTGCCAACATTACTGGACCCTGCGCTTCCACCGGTGGCCCGGCTCAAGTGTGCGCTCCTCGCAATGCCCTCCCTGAAACCACCCTCTACATCCCCCTTCTCTTTTGGTTCAACCGCAACCCCGGTTTGGCTCTTCCCCTCATTGCCCTGCAATACCACGAGGTCAAGATTAACATTGATTTCCGCCCGATTGGCGAGTGCTTGTGGGCCGTTACCTCCTTGAACGTCGACCCAAGTTCCATGGAAGCCAAGACTGGCACCTTGACCGTCACTGCTGCTTACCAACAATCCTTGGTCGCTGCCTCCCTCTACATCGACTACATCTTCTTGGACACGGACGAGCGCCGCAAAATGGCCCAAAACCCCCACGAATACTTGATTGAGCAGGTGCAGTTCACAGGCGATGAATCCGTTGGTTCCTCGTCCAACAAAATCAAGTTAAACTTCAACCACCCCTGTAAGGAGCTCATCTGGGTGGTGCAACCGGATGCCAACGTCGACTACTGCTCGTCCCTCAACGCCAACTCCACCCTTTTCCGCACTCTTGGTGCCCAGCCCTTTAACTACACCGATGCCATCGACGCCCTGCCGAACGCCATCCATGCCTTTGCTGGCCCCACCGAAGTCCAAGGTTCTGGTTCTTTCATCAACCCATCTGGTCTCTTTGAAATGCCAGGTGGCTCAGACGGTGTTACCGGACACAACTCCTGGAACCCCACCGCCGCTCCCTTTTACCCACAAGGAGGCGCCCACGACACTGGCTCCCTGTTGTCCGATGCCGGCACCTTTGTCTTGGCCGAGACTGCCCTCGACATGCACTGCTGGGGCGAAAACCCCGTTGTCACCGCCAAGTTGCAACTCAACGGCCAGGACCGCTTCACTGAACGCGAAGGTTCCTACTTCGACGTCGTCCAACCCTACCAACACCATACCCGTGCCCCCGATACCGGTATCAACGTCTACTCCTTCGCCCTACGCCCAGAGGAGTGGCAACCATCCGGTACCTGCAACTTTTCACGCATTGACAATGCCACCTTGCAACTCGTCCTCTCTGCCGCCACTGTGCAGGGTGTGGCCACTGCCAAGGTGCGTGTGTATGCTGTTAACTACAACGTTTTGAGAGTTATGTCCGGTATGGCCGGTGTCGCGTTAGAGAGTTTTTGTGTGGTATGGCAGCTTTTTATGTTTGCCGTTGCACAATTACAAATCAATAGCGCAGAAAAACAACACGCCACCCACAAGCAGGCAATGTGGGATGGAAACTTCGGTTTGGCTCCTGTGTTATTAGCCAGTTGTTAGTCGTGAACTTCGTCAATCGGAGTTTATGGCAAGAAATCTTGTTGTTCGGGGAAGCCCTTAGAGCCTTGTACTACTAAGTCAGCGTGGGAAACCAGTTGATGGCGAAGAATAGAACTTCGGTATAGTAACAATGTCAAGGATTGGGTAATCCGCATGGTTATATCCTAATGGCGCTATGTTAGCCAATGGATAGCCGTCAGAGACTGAACGGATTTCGCTCGATAGTGAAGGTGTAAACAGCCAGAATCGGGTTAAGATACAGTCCATCCCCCCAGGGAAACTTGGGGGTACCGAGACTCCAATTAAACAATTGGTTTGTCTCTCTACTTTTGCATTTGTTGTTCTGCCCGTGCAGAAAAATAAAATGTAATGTTTGATTCTTGTTGAGTCAAACATTACAAAAAAAAGAAGAAGAACTTTGATTAGGTTACAAAACAAAACGTCATTTAAGAAGAGGAGCACATCCAGGAAACACAACAGGGAGGTTATCAAATGACTGGGCCGGGTCATCGGAATGGAGAAGACGCTGCATAAAGAGACTGTCAGACAGACGAGACCCAGTAAACACAAACGGCACTGATTGCAAGTCAAGTTTGACCCAATGACGCTTTTTGTAGAGTCGAATGGGTCCAATTGCAATTCCGCCACAAGCAAGCCTTTCCACAATTTGGTTGTCAATACGAACAAAATCAGTCATGTTGTATTGTTGGACAAAGTCACATAAAATTCATTCAATTTTGTCCATCCACTCTTCTGCCAGTTTTGCCAACCTCGCCTGTTTCTTGTCCTCGCGCGCCTTGGCTTTTTCCTCGGGTGTCCGCTTTTTCAAATGCTTGCGAATGGCTTGGGTATTCCCTACAGGGATGGTTTGTGGAGGCCACTCCTTCTGCGGCAACTGTCGGTATTGACAAATGGCGAGCAATTTGGCTTGAAAGTGGGGCAAGTCGAAATCCTTCTTCATGACGTTGCACTGGCCGCAACAGGGGCGGACATTGTCCATCGTATAACCGCCTCGGTTGTCGACGCGGTCCGTGCCATTTCTGTGCACTTTTTTGGGGGCCTCTCCTTTACCTACATCCGCTCCTGTCGTATTCACTTTGTCTCCGACAGCCGTATTCACTTTACCGCACAAATAGCACCCCGACTGGTGCAACTCTTCAAAAAACGCCGCCGTCAAATCAAACGCCACTTTCAACTGGTTGGCCCGCGTCTTGACACCCGACAGGAGACTGCCCTGTTGGTCCAGGAAGATGTCGGGCCACCTGCGTTCCACCTTTGGGTCCAGATTCGAATGTGCACACATGTGCTCCACCCGTTTCAAAAAGACCTCTTCCGACAAGGACGCCTTCATCAAGTTGCACATATGGCAACAGGGAACACCGTTCTGCATAAGATACCCCTGCGTGCAATCCATCCGGTCAATGCCATTGAACCCGCGTTCTTCGTCCACGCCGCCACAATAATGACAGGGTCGTCGAATCATCTCGAGAAACCATTCCTGTGTGCAGTCAAAGGGCAGGTTCTTGGCCGCCGCCGAATTTTTGTACACGCGGTAGGCTGCGTCCGGGGAATGGCGGCGTTTTTGATTGGCTTCTTGTATCTTCTCGGGGTTTTGGGCGCGAAAGGCGGCAGATTGTTCCCTACCTTTTTCCAGCGCGGCCTCGGGGTCCTGCAGCATTTGTTTGGCCTTGTACTTGCGGTCCTTGGTGAGGACCTTGATATGGTTATACTTGGCCCAATCCTGTTTGGTGGCCTTGCGATCGGGTCGCTGGGCGGCCACTCTATCCAAGGCATTGCGGTGTTCCTTGTCTCTGTTGGCGTCGGCCTTTTTGTTCTGATCGCGGCACGCTTGGCACGTTTTGGTGACGTTGCCCTTGGCGCCCATGAAATCGCTAACAGGGTGGTATTTCAGGCAGGTGGGACACAATGGGTTGCCTTGGTCATTGATGACGGGCAAGGACTCTTTTTTCTGGGCGGTTCTTTTTTGTTCTTCGGTTCGGTCTTTTTCCAAACAACGGGGGCATTTTTGTTTCGGGTAGGACATATCCAACTCTTCCTTGCATGCGCGTGTATAGTTCGTGCAGACCTTTTTGCCACGCGCCTCGACATCGTATTTCCATGCAAGAATCGCGTGTTTGCCACAGTAGAGGGTGGGCTCCTTGGCCTTTTTGTTGCATTTTTCGCTTTTGCACAAGTGAGGGGTCTCTTGGCACGGCGTGCAGAATTTGTACTTTTTGTTGGGTGTCAGGCCTGTTTGGCAACGTTCACAATTTTTTGGGGGCATTCCTTACAGGGGTGGTTTGTGTATAACCTTGTTTTGTTATACACAATTTAAATCAATTATTATAGTATATTATGACGCTCCATTCCAAAGACTATCCCGAAATCAAAGCCATTGTTGACGCGTATGGCCGTTTTTTGCCGGTGGCGACCTATCCCTGGGTCACCCTTTCGGTGGCCGCCTGTGCCGTCTTTTTTGCCTGGTTCGGCGGCAAATACTTGTTTCCCACCTTCACCTTGTATCCACGCATGCTGTCCCAGTGGAGCATTTCCGCGTTGGAGTATTCGTTTCTCTTGCCCGGCATCATCGGCTCCGTAGAAATCTTGGGATACTCGCCCAACTCTATCGCCATCATCATCCACGCCTTGCAACTGGCCGCCTATTTTTTACTAAATATGGTGACCACCCGCATTCCACTGACGTGGCGCCATGCCATTGCGTTCCCCCTGATGATTGTCGCCGTCTTGCTTGTCGCCTTTGATTAAAAAAATGTCAAAATTGATACAATTTGTCTATGAAAATCGGTTTTGTATCAATTATAATCAAATGAATACGCAATTCTATTTCAAAAACGACTTAACAAAGACTGTGACGGTGGAATCCTGGCACTACTCGACCCCCATGTCCTGGACGGTGCATCCTCAAGAAATCGTGGAAGTATGGAGCGACGACAACATCTGGGAAGTTTCCTTACAGGGCGGTGTTTGTATTGGCAAATTCACGTCGCAGAACGCGTCAACGGCCCTCTATGATTGGAAGGCGGGACCTTTCTATGCCACGTTGTCCCTGCGAGTCGAGGTGGCCAAGAAATGGCTCGTTACCAAGTTGCCCCTTCCGGAAGACGTCCAGCCCCTCATTTTGAGCTACCTCTTTTACGATACTTGGACGGTACAGGCACGACGCCTGCGCAAAAACTGCATGAATACCCTACAGGGGGCGATTTTCATGCGCAGTGACCCATGGTGGCTTTTCAAAGAAAGAGGGGTCGAAAAAAAAATGTGTGGAAACACTTGCACCCGGTGCGGTGGGTACGGTATGTTCCATATTCCTCCACCGGCAGAATGGGTACCCATGCGCATATGGTGCAACTGCCTCATTGTTTGAAACAAGCTATAAAAATAAAACAAAATAAAAAAAAAACAAAATAAAAAACAATAGTAAATGTCGTGGCAAGAAATAGTTCCCCTGTGTTTGGCAGAAATCGTCGGCGACACCGGATTCAAGTGGTTCGCCAACAGGGGTGGGGGTTTCAATTTTGGCATCGGTGCCGTGGGCTATGTAGGGGTCGTATACTACTTGATACGCAGCCTACAGGGGTCGTCGCTCCTCGTCGTCAATACGGCCTGGGACGGCTTGTCGACGGTGATAGAAGACCTCTACGCCTTTTTTATTTTGGGTGAACGATACGAACACTGGATACAATACCTCGGCCTGCTGTTTATCATCGTCGGCCTCCTCTTTTTGAAAATCCCCCTGCAACGTGTCAAACGATTCGAAATGCCGTCCCTGGGAAAGACGTTTTTCCCAGGCAAAACGCATACCTCACCGCCACCCATCAAAGCATGATTTTTTCGACTCTTATATCAATGAACCTTATCTTTACGACTGGATACAGTTCACTACTTATTCAGGTGTCCGCCGCACTCTTGGACCTGTATGTGCTATTGGTGTCACCTCTTCACGAATCCATGACCTTTCTCAAAGAATTGCTCTGGCTCGAATTCGCCGTTCAAATCATCGAAGGCACGTTTTACGTTTGGATGGTCACCTGTTTCAAAGACATCCAAAACATTACCCCCTACCGCTACTACGACTGGTTCCTATCCACCCCCGTCATGCTCTTTTCACTCTGCTCCTATCTCCTCTACATTCGGTCTGCTGCTCCTGTAAAGTTGCACATTGTCGACGTTGTGCAGACACAATGGCCGCTCTTCCTGCTCATCGGTGGACTCAACGCCACCATGTTGTTCTTTGGATTTTTGGGCGAAAAAAAACAACTCCCGCAAAAAACAGCCACCCTGTTGGGGTTCGTTCCCTTTTTTGCCATGTTTGGCCTCATTTGGCACTATTATGTAGAGTCGACGTTTTCCAAAGGATTGGTCGGCTTTTTTGTCTTTTTTTGGGGGCTGTATGGCGTCGCCTCGCTGCAAGACTACAACACGAAAAACGCGGCGTATAATATTTTGGACCTCTTTTCCAAAAACGTCATCAATGTTTTGTTGGCCTTGTGCCTGCTGTTTCCTGGTTACTTTTTAGTCCATTAAAAGGTTGAGTGAGGCTTTCTTTGAGTGCGTCGACTACTTCGACCTTTTCTTTTCCGGGTACCACCTTTTGATGCTGAATTTTGAGATGCTGATGCTGACTTCTGAGATACTGATGCTGATTTTCGAGATGCTGATTCTGACTTCTGAGATGCTGATGCTGATTTTCGAGATGCTGATTCTGATTTTAGAGAGTTTGAAGATGCTGATTTTTGAGATGCTGAATGACTCAAAGGAAGGGAACCAAATTTTTTTGTATATTCCTTTTTCAATTCATCTAGTCTAGTATCGTATGCGGATATGGCACCGTTGTTTTTTTTGAATTGTTCAAACCGTTTTATAGTATCTATCAAATATTGTTTTTCTCTCTGGGTTGATTCTTCTGCTCTTTTTTTGAAAAGTTCATCTCTTTCCTTTCGTTTTTTCTCTAGAAGATTGTTTCTTTCTTCCAAACTTTTTCTTATTATTACTACTGGATTCAAATTTATTTCTAGTCTTTGATTTATTTCATCAAATTTTGATTTTCTTTCTTCTTTTCTTTTGTTGATTTCTCTTTTACTAGTATCTC